GGGACAATGTTGAATAAAATAAAATTTACCCCGAGTGCTGAGTTTGCATATTCAGCTAAACACTCATCAGCAAGATAGGTTTGGGGTATTTGAATTTAAAAAAGTAAATAATCAATAAAAGGAAAAGGATTATATTATGAAATTCTTAAGGTTTTTTGCAAGAACATTAACATTTACTATCCTAATGCTGGTGGTTTTCTTTGCAGGAAATCTTTATTCAGCACAGACAGCTATTCCAACTGAAGGTTTTTGGGATGCAACATTAAGACCAGCTATTCAAGCTAATGATGATGATCTTGATACCAGAACTACACTAAATGATGCCAAGACAGGGATAACGACAAGTCAAAGCAACGCTATTATTGCGAATACAGCAAAGGTTACTGAAGCTGATACTGGAACAAACACAGGTGATCAGGTCGGTGATGGTGTAACGATTACCGGGGCTGGAACAGCGGGTGACCCCTTTGTTTCTGTTGCAACCGGAACACCTGAAGGAACAGATGTTTTATCAACTGGTGAGGTAGGTGGTGTAAAGTTTTTAAGAGAAGATGGTGACGGTACAAGTTCTTGGCAAGTTTCTTCAGGCTCGGGTGATGTAAATGGTCCCGCGAGTGCAACAGATACCGCAATCGTAGTCTTTGATGGATCGGGCGGGAAAACAATCAAAAATTCTGGCATTTTAATAGATGGTTCAGATAATATGGCTGATATCAATTCGGCTGATTTTACCGCAATAACTGCCCCCGCTCATTCAGCAGGTCTATTATTTTATGACACCGACGATGATGAGTTGTCTTTTTATAATTCTATATCCAATGTAAAATTGAATCTTGGGTCTGAATCATGGACAAAGGTAAGGAATGACTCGGGGAGTACTATTAATGATTTCGTTCCAGTTTATCAAACTGGTGCCGTAGGGAACAGGGCCACAATCGCAGAGGCACAAGCGGATTCTGGATCTACATCCATGGTTTTAGGAGTCACAACCCATCAAATACTTAATAATGAAAATGGTGTTGCAACGTGGGGTGGCACCATAAACGGAGTAGACACAGATGGAAGCCCCTACGGTGAAACGTGGGCCTCGGGTGAGGAAATATTTTTAAGTGCCTCAACAGTAGGTTTTTTAACGAATGTCGCTCCGACCGGTGACAATATTGTTGTGTCGATAGGAAAGGTTCTTACGGCGGCAAATAACGGCTCATTTGACGTGAAAATTAATGGCGCTAATGTCAGGGGTGCAGCAAGTTCAACGGATAATGCAATTGTAGCGTTTGATGGGGTGTCAGGTAGACGTATTCAGGGGAGAGCCCCAACTATCAATGACACTGGTGAAATTGACATGGGAAGTCAGAGAATAACCTCTGTAGCTGATCCGACATTAGGCACAGACGCTATTAACCGTAACTATCTTGACTCAACTGCCGATATAGATATTGATTATTTTTTCAATGATACCGCTTCTGATATTGGTGGGATTTATACAGATATGACAAATATTGGACTTGGTGCTGTTGAATCCACGATAACAACCGTGGGGTTAGCCTCATCCACAAATGATCAGGCTCTCAATAATTATGCTACCCTATTGGGTGAGCCGGAAGTTTTGGTGATCCCATCTGGAATATTTAGCGTTCATTTTCATGCCGAGAGAACGGCGGGTAATAGTGATGTAAATATATACGCCGAAGTTTACAAAAGGGCTTCTGGTGGCACTGAAACTTTAATTATAACAACTGAAACATCGGGGTTGATAGTTACCAAGGCAGAGTTTGAGCTACATGCCAATACGCTGAGTGATACAGATTTATTAACAACTGACCGAATAATCGTAAAATTGTTCGCAAATGTTGGTGGTGGCTCCGGCGCAACCGTAGCCATTTACCAGGAAGGCACAACAGTTTCTCGACTTTCTATCCCGACAACAACGGATATTCTTAGCAATATTTTTATTAGAGTTGATGGAACTAACCTACCAGCAGACACCAATTATGTTACTGATGCTGAATCGGTTGTTATAGGAAATACCTCGGGAACTAACACAGGTGATGAGGGTCCACCCGAGGGAACCGCTGTTCTATCAACTGGAGAAGTCGGAGGGACTAAATACCTTAGGGAAGACGGTGATGGTACAAGCTCTTGGCAAACCCCCGCTGGTTCAGGAGATGTCACCAAAGTCGGCACACCTGTAAACGATCAAGTTGGGGTATGGACCGGAGATGGGACGCTGGAAGGGGACGCTGATATGACCTTTGACGGGGACAATTTAACCGTTACGGGAACGATTACGGCTGCAAGCGGTTTAGCTTCTGGAGCCACAACGACACCGACACTAAGCTTTGATGATTCTAACAGCTTAGATGCTGATGAAACCATTGCACGTATATTTGCAAACGCAACTACTGTAACAGCAGGAGCCGTTGTTTCAGACATAACTTTTCAATATAAAGATGGTGGTGACGCTTCAGGTGCATGGACAGATTTTATGATCGTAGATGGTTCGGATAATCAAGTTAAATTTCAGATTAACACTACACTACAAGCTGGTGATATTGAACTTGCTGAAATGGCTGCAAACTCTGTAGACTACACAAAAACCACAGGAAGCTCAAAAGCACTAACTCCGGTTTCGGGTTCAACAACTGCGTTTGCAGCCGGATTTACTGGAGCTAATTTATATGGTGGAACATATGTAGTAACTTCCGATACTGGTGATTTAGTTATCCCTGCGATGCTAATAAATATGCACTTCACGATTATAACAAGCGGGGCTATTGAAGTTGTATCAGATAATAACGCGGCGGATGGCTATCTCCTTGATGGTGTAACGGGCGCAGAAGGTGCGAATATAACCAATCTTTCAACATCTGGTGATATTGCGTGCTACCAGTATTATACGGTTGATGATTGGCTAATTACAACAAATGGTTGGACAGCGGAATAAGGAGGTAGCTAATTATGAAAAAATTAATTAAATTACTTATTATATTTCTTCTTTTGCCTTGTATTGCTTTTGCTGGAATAACTGATATGCACAAGTCAGTTATTGCGAGAAAGAGGATTGCTGGTGGAGGGGAAGACTTGGAAATTGGGTACACAACTATAGGTAGCTCGGACGCAAGCTGGTCAAGCGAAGGGGGGCTATACCTTGATATAACCGTCCCTGCTGGCGGTATTACAGTCTCGGATGGTTATGTGTATCTTGACTCTGGTAGTGGAACATCAACGATATATATGGCTATATATAATACATCTGATACACAGCAAGGTACGTGTTCAACTGAGTCGGCATCAATCCCTATGTCTCCACAATGGAATCATGTAACATGGGCCGTACCCATAGCATTATCCGCAGGGAATTATAGAATACAATTTTATCAAGACAATTCAAGCAGTTTGACTTATTATTACGATGAACCCGGAGGGGATCAGGGCGGGTTTGAAGCCTCCCCACCCAATTGCAATACCGCATACAGTACCTTGACAACACGGAAATTAACAATGTCAATAGCAAATTATGAGGCCCACTAATGAGGTTATCAATAGTAATATTACTACTTATACCCGCTGTATCATTCGCAACAGTAACAAGCGTAACTCAAGACGGTGGGGTTTTTACTATTTCAGGCTCGGGTTTTGGGACAAAGGCGACAGCAGCCCCGACAAACTACACAGATAGCGAAGGGTATACGGTCGGAGAATGGATAGATGATGAGGATGCATTTTGGACCTCAAGAGATAATAACGAACAGGCTGATATATCGGACACCAACCAGCGGAGTAGTAATAGTACGCGTAATATTCGCGCAGTAATGACAAGAGGCACCCCTAATAAGGCTGCTCACTTTTGGTCAAATAATATAGGTTCAGCAGCAACAGGAAAATTGTTTTTCTCGTATTGGTTCAAGCCAAATAATCCGTCGCCTACTGATGTTATATGTCAGATTAAAGCAGGGCGAACCCCCTCAGCGGTTGAGGTGGATGGCGATCCGGTATATCCTGATTTAGCTTTTTTTACGTGGAAAGGAACACTCGCAATTAATGCATGGTCACAGTATATTCAAAATTACAACGGAAGCGCAGGAACAAATTATTTTTCAGCAGACTATCTCGATCAGGATGTATGGTCACAGTATACCATAGAGATAGAGCTTGGGAGTGTCGGGGTTGCTGATGGGGCATACAAGGCGTGGCTAAGAACACCGGGGACAGCATCAAGTACTTTAGATCTTGACGCTGTTCAAATACATGATTCCGGCAATTTAATCAATGCTGTTTATTTTGAGAATTATCTCGAATGCTCTGGCAATAGCAACCCGAATTATGGAGCAACTTATTATTACGATGATATCTATATAGATACAACATGGGCTAGAGTCGTTGTGGGCGATAACGCGACTTATTCATCGTGCACCCATATTGAAATGCAAATACCTGTCACTTGGGGGGCAAATGAAATAACGGCTACTGTCAATCAAGGTAGTTTTGGGGATAATGCCTTTTTGATTGTTATTCCAGAATCAGGGATTCCAGAAGCTGGTTTTTCTTTTAATTTTGGCGAAACAATATCATATACCGCCGAAGGAATCAGCTTAAATGGTGTAATTTTAAATTAAGTGGGGAGGCGGGATGAAATTTTTAACATCAATAGTATTTATCTTTTTAATTATGTGCCAATCAGTACAGTCTGCTGAGTATTATGTTGCGACAGTGGGAAATGATGGAAATGCGGGAACATTCGAACTCCCTTGGTTGACAATTGGAAAAGCTACCGGCACTTTAGTCGCAGGGGACACAGCGTATGTTTTGGGAGGTACTTATAATGCAAATATTATAAGTATGACGCAATCGGGGACTTCAGGATTCCCCATTACTTTTAAAAATTATCAGGCAGATGTCGTTACTATAGATGGAAGAACACAAGGGCAATGGGCGGTAGTCGATTGGATATCTGACCATGATTATATTATATGGGATGGGTTGAATGTGACGGGAGGGTCTAACGTAGGGGTAAGAGTTCAAGGTGATTATAATATTATACGAAACTGTACGATATACGACACTGCTCCAGCTATTTACGCAGGATTACTAATAGCAGAAGGTGATTATAATTCAGTCAATAATAATGTGATATACGGAAATTATAACGGAGTGACAATAAAAGACTGTAATTATACAGAAATAGAGTATAATACAATTTTCGACGCAGATCACACGGGCATTGATTTTTTGCCTGACGCTTCAAGAGATCCCCAGATATTATGGTACGGGAACAATGCAAAGCACAACACGGTATTTGGAACGAACAGGGGGATTTACTCAAGATACCAGAGGGACAATGAATACAGCAACAATCTAATACACACAAGTGGTGCTACTGGCTTTTCTTTTGCCGACCACCCTTCCCTCCCACCTTCTACACACGTGGGGAATACAAAAATATATAACAACACTATTGTAGGAAGTACAACAAACGGTATCGAAAACTTTGCCGCAACTGGGTTGATTTTTGAGAACAATCTAATAGACAGTAGCGGTAATTACGACCTTTATATGGCGAGTGGTACAGGTACGGGGCATACTATAAATTATAATATGTATTCGAACACGACTATTTTTGTTGGGTACGATGGGTCTAATTACTCATCACTATCAGCATTTCAAGGCACAGGGCAAGAAGCCAATGGGCATGACGAGGATGCACAATTTGCAGGTAGCTATGCTTTATTAGAAGGATCTCCAGGTATCGATGACGGCGTTGATTTAACATCGGAAGGAATAACTGATGATATTGTAGGTATATCACGCCCGCAAAACAGTATTTTTGATATTGGGGCTTTCGAGTTTGAAACGGAAGTCGCAGCATCATATACAGCCGAAGGAATTGGGCTCGATGGTGCGCAGTTGAATTAAGTAGAGAGGATAGATAAGAATTTATTTATTTTTATCTTAAACCCGTATAACTAATAATATCAAGTTATACGGGTTTTTTATTTTTAAAATTTTATAATAATATTGACAATCTTTGATAGTTTTTGACATTTATTGATAAAAGATATTGACTTTTGATTAAAACTGATGTTAATCTCTCCTTAAAATCAAAAAAAAATAACCAATAACAATTTAAACAAAAGGAGATTATTTTGGAAACAACTAAAGATAAGTTGAAGTGGTATAATAGTTTGTTAAGCTTATCTGCGCTTGCCGTGAAACTTGGTATTAGTCTTAACACTGCTAAGAGCCATGATTACCCAATTGCATCTATGAAGGGGAATAAGCCTCTTTACGATCTTACCGAAATTTTAAAAAATGCTTCTGATCGGGCAAAAGAAAAAAACTCATCAAAACAAAAAAACGATTAAAGGAGGTTTAAATTGAGTTCAACATCAAAAACGTTAATTTTCGATCTTGAAACAATTCCAGATGTAAGTTTAATAAGCATTTTACCACCAGTGAAGGTCAACGGAACTTTAAAAGATCCTGTAAAAATTGAAGCTGATATTGCTAATAAAACAAAAAAACAGCAAGCAGAAATGGGTCTAGAGCCTCTTCTTAATATTATTTGCTGCGCTGGTTATGCTGATTTAGAAGGAAAGGTCGGCAGTATTATTCTTGAAAATGAAGAATCTGAAAAAGATTTATTAACTAAATTTTGGGAAATCTGCGAAGGTTACGATCATTTTGTTGGCTTTAATAGTCGCAACTTCGATATTAGATGCCTACTTCTTCATAGTATGCGTCATGGTGTAAGACCTTCTGTCACAATTAATGCCAGTAAATATAATAAAGGAAACCATACCGACTTAAGACCAATTTTAGCCGGTGAAGGAACTTATGCCAAAGGAAAACTTGATACTTTTGCAAAGTTATTTCTTGATCGTGGGAAAACTGAAGGTATCGACGGTGAAGACGTTTGGCAATATTGGCTGATGGGTGAAAAAGATTTTATCGGGCAATATTGTGAAGAAGATTGCGAAATCACCCGGGATTTATTTATCATGGCTCAAAAAGCTGGATTGATTGAAGCTTTAGTTTAATTTTTTAATTTTATTTTTTAATTTTTATTTTCCAGAACATAAAACGGAGGAAAGGAAAGAATGACAGACGATAAAAACAAACAGGTCGCTGTGATAGAACAAATCACATCGGTAGTGGGAATTGTCCCTAAATTCATCGTAGCCGGAAATATTAAGATTGGCGGCAAAGGTGAAACAAAAACATCGGAAAAAGGTAATGATTTTCAATTACCTATCAAGTTCGATAACTTTAAAATTACAACGACTGAGCGAGGACCAGACGGTAATTTAATTGAAAATGTTGAACTTACTGAGACTATTAAAAGCGATGGTGGCATGGTTAATAGTGCTGGTGGCCTTGTCAGAATCCCGGTTATGTTTATGTTCGACGATACCAGTTTGAATATGCCGGTCCGTAGAGTTTGTTATGTCGGGGGAAAATTAGCCTGTCAGGGTAATGGCGAAGAAGCATATTCCATGATGGATAATTTCTCTAAACCTCAGAAATGCCCTTGTCATAAAGCTGGTCTTGGATATTCCAAAAACGATAAATGTAAGCTTCATGCAAAATTAACATTTATCATTGAGGCCTCACCTTTGTTTGGTCAGGTCTTTAAATTCACTACGACCGGAGAGAATTCAATAAAAGGAATTCTTGCGACTATAGAACTTATAAAAAAACTAACTAAGGGAAGAATTGCAGGACTACCCCTTATGTTGACTTTTAATAAATTATCCACACAAACACCTACAGGAATAAATACAACCATTCCTGTCGTTGGACTATGCTTTCGTGGTGATATGTTTAGAATGCGTCAACAGGCTATTGAACTTTTCGAGAAAGATGCTGAGTTTGCAAACGACATGAAACAGATTGAAGAATCTGCGAGGCAAGCTGGTGAAGGTTCTTTTTTTGATGAAGATGACAAGGAAGCTGATATGGTTTCTGAGTATTTTCCTGATAAAGATGCTGGTAGTGGTGAGATCATTGATGTTGAATCTTCTGAAGTTGTTGAGAAACTTGAGCCTGTTGTTAAAAAATCTGAATTAACAGCGGGTCAAAAATATGAGTCTGGAATTGAGGAGGGAGGGGAAGAGGCTCATCAAGAAGAAACTGGTGATATTCAATCTGATCTGATAATTGATGAAAAGGAAAAAGCTAAGATTGAAATTTTTGAGAGGCTTCAGGGTCAATCAGATCCTGTTAAAGCGATAGCCCTTGCGAAAAGGAATGATGTAAAATATCTTATTAAATACTTCAAGCGTTATAATGTGGCTCCTGAGATGAGTGACAAAATTAAAAAACCCTCATTAATAACAGCGTTTGAAAATTTCACAAACACTGAATCTTGGAGAAAGGCTGTTACTGATTATACTTCTGGTAAGTTTGTTGAAACCAATACCACTGAGAAAGTTTCTCTTGATGAGCAAAAGCCCGGGCAGGAAGCAAAAAACCCTGAATCTGAAGCAGTGAAGGATGTAAACACAGATCCTTTAATGATCGCCATCTCCAAAACAGATGATCGTGTTGAAATAATCAGGCTTACTGCTGAACGCTTTCCTGATATACCATTTAATAGGACTTTAGACTCTCAATTTCTGGTCATTCAGGCTAAAAGATTGCTTGAGAATGAAGGGAAAGAAAAACCTAATACCAGTGTTAAAAAATCTGAGATTGCACAGGGAGGGGAAACTAAAACTGAAACTGAACCAGATAAAGAGCCTGGTGAACTTGATGAAAAAGCTGAAGACGTTCAAAAAGATCCTCGTTATTTTGCTCTTGAAGGTGAATTTCAGGTTGAAAGGCTTACGATAACTGAAATTATTAAGTTAAAAAAACAAATCTCTGATCTTGACGATAAAGAGAAATGGTTTGATCTTGTTGGTGAATTCACAGATCTTAAGGGTGAATATGTTGTTTCAGCTAAATTTTTGACGCAAAAACAGGGGGATTTTTTAAAAGTATTACTTCAAATGATGATCAATGGTGTTCCATTTTAATTGATTTTTTGTAATATTTTTTAATAAAAGTGTAATAAAACTTATTTAATGCAATTTAATTTTTAAAAAAAGGAAATTTTATTATGACAGAAGAAAATGGTGGTTATAATTGGGACGAAATCAATACTGATGGTTTTGAAGAAACTATTACTGAGGCTGATGTTGATAAGGCAACTGCAACGAGAGTTCCGGGTTGGTTTGTAGTTCTTTTCGGTGAACCAACCATCGGTGATAAGATAACAAAAGATTTTAAAAACAACGCTGGTGAAATCACTTCAAAGGGGTATATGTCTTTTGAGGTAGGGTTAAGGATGACGGTAGTTGATGTATTAGGGCTTGATATGCCGGTTATTGGCTCTGATAATAAACAGATAAAAAGAGACGGTGAGCCAGCAACAAGAATTAGGAATTTAACTGAGACTGAGAAAGCTGCGGCACTTGTTTTTTATGAGGGAATGGCATTAAACTCAGAAGTTAGATTGATACCTGCTAACCCTGGAGATGAAAAAGAAGGTACAAAAAACAGAAGAATTAAGATTGCCAATGCTATCGGGATTCTCCCTATCGGTAAAGACATGGTGGTTAAGGACTGGAGAAATGTTGAGGGTAAGAAGTGCATTGTCCGTCAATATTGGGATATTTGGAAAGATAAGGAGACTAAAAAACCAATTATTGATGATGCCACTGGACTTATTAAGAAAACGATCAAGATTGACTTTTTTAATGGTTTTGAAGCTTATAATGAAAATGCTGATACTCAGACCGATCCTGCAGAAGAAGAATTTGAAGATATATAATTTTCAATCTTCTTAATTTCCAAAGAAAAAAATAACAAAAAAAATCACCCCGATCATAAAAGAAAGGGGTGATTTTAACCAGGGAAGTACTTAAAATGTCGGAAAACTTAAAAAGCAATGTCGTATCATCGCATCACCCGGATAATAAGTCAATAATTATTTTCGATGAAGTCCCCCACACTTATACAGACAACAATGGAAAACTCTATGAATCCGGCACTACATTTGTTAAAAAATATTTTGAAGAATTCGATGCCATAGCTGTTTCAGAAATGTGTAGCAAGGGTAGAAACCCTAAATATGTAGGGCGAACACCTAAAGATATACAACACGAATGGCTTATTGATGGAGAGATAGCAAGTCAGGAAGGAACGAATGTTCATCTCTATTTTGAAGGGCGAATGTCTGATTGGTTAGAAAAAGATCTTCCAAAACCATTAACAGAAAGATGCCGGTTGATGTTTTTACAGGTTGATAGGGTTGTTATTGAGCTTAAGCGACATTATTTATTTATTGGGGCTGAAGTTATTATTTTCTCAATAACCCTTGGTAAATCAGGGATGATAGATTTGTTATTGTGGTCTAAAGCTTTGAATGAAATTGTTATTTTTGATTTGAAGACTAATAAGGATATTAGAAAACCAGCCAGCAGAAAAGCATTTTCACCGATAAATCATCTTGACGATACTAAGATTGCGAAGTATAGTCTTCAACTATCTTTATACCAAAAAATACTTATTCGTGAAAAATATTTTCCAAAAATTTCTGGTTATCGTCGTGCTTTAATTCATATTGGGTTGACTGATTTTGAAATTATTCCTGTGGAAGATTATTCCTACGAGATCGATACTCTGTTAAAGCATGAAGGTATTTTAAAATGATTAAAAAAACTATTAAAAAAATTCGTGGAAAATATAAAAAGAAAAAAAGAATTATCCTATCTACCCGGGAAAGAACAAACGCACATTTAACACATGATATTCTTCACGGTATGACATTTGAAGCTGCAGCAGAAGAATATAATATTAATTCAGCACAGGCAGTTCAAAAACGATTTAGGTTGACAGTTATCAACTTTTTTTCACCATACCAGCAAGAGAAAATTATTAAAAAAGATTATGATATTAAATATTTACGTAAAATATGGGCAGATCGTAGAGCTTGAAAATAATTTAAAAATTGGAGGTTTTAAGGTGTCTGAACAATTTAAAGTGATTACATTATGTGGTTCAACAAAATTTAGAAAAGAATTTGAGGAAGCCCAAAAACATTTAACTCTTTTAGGAAATATTGTTATAAGTGTTGGTTTGTTTGGGCATGAGTTTGGCTTAGATATGAACGGGACTCATAAGAAAATGCTTGATAAGATGCATTTCAGGAAAATTGACATGTCTGATGAAATTTTTGTGGTCAATCCAGGTGGGTATGTAGGTCTGTCAACATGCGATGAAATTTTCTACGCCTTTGCTCACAACAAAAAAGTTGTATGGTTAGAGGAGCCTATTGAGTGCTTATTTAATACTTGTAAAGAGTTGAATTTAATTAAATAATAAAGGATTCTTAAAAATGTCAGACGATAAAGAGCAAATAACTAAAACCGGGATTCTTCAAAAAACCATTTTCTATAAACAGGAAACTTCTTTTGTTATAGGCATTTTTTTAGATCCCGAAACAAAAAAAGAGTTTACTGCCAAGGGGACTATAGTTTCCTTTCAAACTGGATTAACCTACAAGCTAACAGGGAAAATGGAAGAAAACGGAAACTACGGTGAACAATTAAATTTTTCTTCCTTCGAGACAGTCTTGCCCCGCGATGAAAATGGGATTTTTAAATATATTACCAGGATTTGTAAATGGGTGGGAAATAAAACCGGAAATGAGTTAGTTGATACCTTCGGTCCTGACACATTAACCGTCATGAAAAACGAGCCTGAAAAAATAGCACTCATCAAGGGAATAACTCGCGAACGAGCTTTGGAAATTCAAGCCACTCTTCTTGATAATGAGAAAACTGAAGCGGTGATGGTAGAATTAGGAACACTCCTTGACATCCCGGGTTTAAGAAAAAATCTACCAACCGACTTAATTACAAAATTTGGCTCAAACGCTGCAGAGATTGTAAAGAAAAATCCATACATATTAACATCTTTCCATGGAACTTCTTTTATTCTGGCTGATCGTGTGGCAATCGATATAGGAACGGACCCACGAAGCATAGAAAGAAAAAAAGCGGCCACTTGTCACATTATTAAAGAGCGCATGTCAAATGGAAACGTATGGGTGGAGGAACGTGAATTAATCCAGGAAACAGCCTTATTAATCGGTGTTATGGGTTGCGATGAAGGTGTTAAATCTCTTTTTGATGAGGATATTTTAACAAAAAAACATAGTTGTGTTACTTCCGGCAACAAATTTTGTTGGTATGCGTTTGTCGATGATGCTGCTAAAGAAAATAATATTGCTCAAAAATTGGCAGAGATTATGAGTGGTGAGTCGTTGTTGAAAACTGCTATTAAGGTTGAAAGATCTGATTTTAGTGGTATTGATGGTGATGGTATTATAAAATTCTATGATGAGGAGGATGATTTTGACAATATTTAAATTAACCTCCCAACAATTAAAAGCAATCGATATGGTTTTTAATAATAAAGTCTCGATTCTTACAGGGGGTGCGGGTACAGGAAAAAGCACAACGATTAAATATATACTTAAAAAAGCATTGCAATTAAATCTGATAATAAGACAAGCGGCACCTACAGGAAAAGCAGCTAAGAGAATTATAGAAACCAGTGGAATGTTCGCCTCAACAATCCATTCTCTTCTTGGAGTGACTTTTGACGAAGATGGAAATTTTAAATTTATTTGTAATGAAAAAAATCCTATATTCGCAGATCTTATAATTCTTGACGAAGTTTCAATGATCGATAATAACCTTATGTATCATTTTATAATGGCTGTTGACCCGGAAAGAACAACCCTATTATTGATCGGAGACAGCGGCCAGTTACCATCAGTAGGGGTTGGAGCGATATTAAGAGATATGATCTCATCAAGAAAAATACCGCATATTGAACTTGATATTATCCATCGTAATTCGGGAAAAATCGTCGAAGCTTGCTCAAAAGTCAGGAATGGCGAAGTCTACACACCAAACAAACCAAAAGAATTAGATTTAAAAGCTGAAAATCCTATTAATATGGTTCATATGCAATGCGAAACACCAGAAAAAACATTAAAAGCAATCGGCTATTTAGTGGAAAGGATGGGTGTTCGTGGTTTTGATATGGTAAATGATATCCAAGTAATTTCCCCTGTTAATAAGAAGGGTTTGTTATCCTGTGAATCAATTAATCAATTATTAAAAGAACAATTAAACCCATATATTCCTGTAAAGAATTTTTTAGGCGAAATAGAGCCCGAACCTGAAAATCAAAAATTTCGGATTAATGATAAAATTATTAATACAAAGAATGGATCGATGAAAGACGTTGATAATGAGGATTGTGTGATTGTAAATGGTGATATTGGTTTTATTCAGGAATTTGTAGGAAAACAGATGATTGTTAAATTTTCTGACCCTGAGAGATTTGTTAAACTTCCTGTGAATAGTAATAAACTTATTTTAGCCTATGCAATAACATGCCACAAATTCCAAGGGTCGCAGGAAAAAATCATAATAATACCATTTGAAAGATCTTTTTCATACCATTGTAATTCGAATTGGTTATACACTGGATTATCAAGAGCAACAACGCTCTGTATCACGGTTGGCGATTTTTCTACTATTGGTGGGATGTTAAATAATTATCAGAACAACGTTGAAAGATTAACAATGTTGGAACAAAATATTATTAAATGTTTTGAAGAATATAAGAAGCCAGTTGAGATTAATCAAGTAGTTTTTGAAGATTATGAGGAGTTTGGTGATATATAATGAAAATTTTAATTGCATGTGAAGAGAGTCAGGCTATTTGCAAGGCTTTTCGAGCGAAGGGGCATGAGGCTTATTCTTGCGATATTGAACCCTGTAGTGGTGGTCATCCTGAATGGCATTTTCAAGAAGATATTTTTGGACCATTAAAACTTAATTGGGATATGATGATAGCGCACCCACCATGTACATATTTAAGTCATGCTGGCGCACGTTGGTTATATCCAAAAGGGGTTTTAAATAAAGAAAGGTATAAAAAAGGTATAGAGGCTAAGTCTTTTTTTATGGAATTATTAAATGCGGATATACCTAAAATAGTTATTGAAAACCCTTATCCAAGTAAAATATATAAATTACCACAACATACACAAATTATCCAACCTTATGAATATGGTCACGAAGCTCAAAAAAAAACATTACTATGGATAAAAGGTTTACCCCAATTAACCTCGACATTAATTGTTAATAGAGGGGAAATGGTTGTATATAAAAGCGGTAAAAAAAAGGCAAAATGGTTTATGGATGCAGCAAAAGCCAAAACACCCCAAGAGAGAGCAAGGTTAAGATCGAAAACATTTTCTGGTATAGCAAAGGCTATGGCCGAACAATGGGGTAAGGAAGAATGAAAAAACAATTATCATACAATAATAAAAATTCATCAAAAGAAGTCTACTCAAACGGTAAATGGTTAAATTTCAAAGAATTAGACAGTATAAAAATACAATTCAGAGAAGATAAATATCTCGCTATTGAAAATTTCAACAAAGAAAATAAAACAAATTACCAATATTTTTCAGAAATGACTTATGATTTATTTATGAATAAAGATTATACTCCTGGTGAAATTGGAAAATTATTTAATGTAACAAATGTAGCTATAAGAAATCACTTGAAATATAAAATGAATTGCAAAATGCTTTCTCACGGTGGTTTCCATAGTAAGTCAAGTGTAACAGGCCTCCCCGGTGTTTATCCTACTAAATTTAAAGGTAGATACACAGCTTGGTATTATAGGGGGAGTTTTAAAATTTATATTGGGACTTATAATAGTCTTTTTATGGCTGTGTGGGATAGACGGGCTATTGAGATTAAGGAAGGTTTTAATAAAAAATCTCTCGCTCAGGAATTTATAAATAAAAATTGGCGTAATATCTCAAATCTTAAAGAAGCACCACAACCAAAACGCGGAAGACCTTACGAGGGGGAGGAAAGAAAGCATAATGAAAAATTCTACTAAAGAAGAAATGCCTGATTGTGATTTTAAAGGTAAATTTGACAAATGTCGCGATTATCATAAATGTAATCATAAAGATAAGTCTCCAGGGTTCAGGTTGTGTATTCAGATTAAGACTTGTCCTTTTGAGATTAAGGATGGTGAATAATGGAAACGAGAAGAGATTATAAAGATAAAATCGAAGAACTTGAAGAGCTTATAATAAAAAAAGATGAGAGGATTGAAGAGTTGGAGGAAACTGTTGATAACCTTAAGGATGATGTTGCAGATTTCGAAACAGATATTGATAATTTAACTTCCGAGGTCGAAAATTTAGAAGATATTATAGAAGAATTTAAACAAAAAAAAGTAGAAAAATCCGGACCAACTGCTCTTTACGACGAATTATAATAGAGGTGAAAAACCATGATCCAACCCATCTGCCAAATATGCGAAAACGCTTCAATATTAAAAGCACAATCTCAAAATGTCTTCTGCTTAAAGAATGAAATAAACCTATCATCCATAAGAAAAAAATGTGAAAAATTTAATATTCATCCGGATAAAGATTTTACTATTATTGTGGACAGTCGAGAAAATCGTCCTTGGTTTTTTGACAAATTAAACAACGATAACTTCCCGAATTTAAAATATGTAAATGGTGGGCTCAAGACAGGTGACTATTCAATTACAGGCTTCTCAGATCCAGAAAAACACGAAAAAACAATTTGTGTGGAAAGAAAATCATTAGAAGATTTATATGGAACAGTCGGCTCGGGTCGCGAAAGGTTTGAAAGAGAATTAATTCGTATGCAAAAATTCACACAAAAAGCGATTATCATAGAAGCTGATTTATACACTATAATTAAAAACCCACCCGATTATACGAGAATGCCGCCTAAAGCAGTATTTAGATCGTTAATAGCTTTTTCTATGAGGTATGGTGTTCAAGTTTGGCCATGCAAAAATAGGTCAATGGCTGAGAAGACTGCTTTCATTATGTTGGATAGATTTTATAAGGATCAGGTAGGAGAATTCAGTAAGACTATGATCTTTAAGCCAGGTAGATTTTTTCTTGATGAGGATATATAATTATGAATTATAACTTAGATATTGGAGAGTGTAAATTTTTCTTTAAAAGACAAATGATAGATTATGGAGTTTTCCATCGATATGGGAGATTATTATTAACTTTAGTTAATAATAAATTATATTATCAAAACTTAAAACAACAACGACTCCCAATTCCTTTAAAAACAAATAATAAAAATACTCTCTCTACTAAAAATTATAAACCCTTACCCCGTAACCGTCTATGGAGATTTAGAGTTAAAAGACCGTCTAAAAATTTTTCTTATTAAATAAAATAATAAATAAAAATTCAATTATTTTAAAAATAACACTTGACCTATGGTATTAACCTATGGTAAGTGTTATTGTAGTTTAAAACCTTTTAGAAATTTTAATTTAACCAAGGAGACAAAAATGAAACTTTTTGAAATTAAAAACAGATTTAACGGAAAAATTATTTTTAGTATTGAACAAAAATCTTTAAAATTAAGTGTTGAGGTTATTATTAATAGTGGCGCTGATCTCCGTAACGCTGATCTCCGTAACGCTGATCTCCATGGCGCTGATCTCCGTAACGCTGATCTCCGTAACGCTGATCTCCATGGCGCTAATCTCCGTAACGCTGATCTCCATGGCGCTAATCTCCATGGCGCTAATCTCCGTAACGCTGATCTCCATGGCGCTAATCTCCATGGCGCTAATCTCCGTAACGCTGATCTCCATGGCGCTAATCTCCATGGCGCTGATCTCCGTAACGCTGATCTCCGTAACGCTGATCTCCGTAACGCTGATCTCCATGGCGCTAATCTCCATTTTTCGTCGGGCACACCATTACATTGTGGTGGTTTAAAAATTAAAAAAGATAGAAAACAAATAATCCAAGACATATATCATACAGCCTCAAATATGAAACACTTTCTATCAGAAAACAAAGATAAAGATTTACAAAAAATATTCGAAATAGCTAAAAAATTACAAAGTGAATTTCACAGATTTAATGAAGTCGGAGCTTTATAAAAATGAATAAATTTAAAAAAATACGATTATCAAAAGATCATATTATAGACCCTAAAAAAAAGAAGCAAAAACCATTATCACAGAAAAATTTCGCAGATTTACTTGGGACAACTGAAACATCTATCAATCGCTACGAAAATAACAAACGTAAACCAAGTAAATCGCTTATATTGTTAATGACATTTTCTACTGAAGCTTTGAAATTTGCAGAAAAAAAAGCTAAAAGGATGGGGTTATTATGAAAAAAATTATTTTAATTACAATTTTATTTTTATCTCTAATCGTCTCTGGATGTTCAAATCAAAGTTCAAATAAAGCGGTTCTTCCTGTTGGCGCAATAAATATCCAGGATGTCGGCAATGGATGGAGTGAATTCACTTATAAACACCAACGGATATTATTTCATAAAAGCTATAAGGGTTATAAAGGTTATCAATCGATGGTTGTTATAGGTGGTGAATAATGTCAGATAAAATGGAAGAAAAAGTAATAAACGATGAAGTCGAAAGAGGTATTAATTCTGCTATTAAATTCAGAGGAGATAATAAGATCCTTTCTAATATTGAAAGTTTAGGTAAAGCTATTGAGGACTTAGAATTTCATTGCCTATGCTTTAATCATATATTTTCTAAAAATGGCGATCTTGTGGTTTATTTACCGCTTGGTTATTGTATTGACTCTTTTACGATAGAAAGGAAAACGAAGGTAGAATGTTGCATTGTAGCACTTGAGAAGCTTGAAGAATTATGGATAGAATCAATGCTTTAATAATTAATTAATTTTTAAAACTTCTAAACCAGGGAGAAAAAATCATGATAAACAAATCAACACTTCTAAAAGAATTACAAGAATTAAAAGAAAACTGGCTAAAGATGGGTAAAAATTACAGCGATCATAAAGAAAATTATTCCGCAGATGCCTATAAGGATTGCTCAAACGATATAGAACAATTCATGGATAAAATCACAAAAACATTTGCAATTGATGAAGTTGATGATGATTTTATTATGTTTGATATTGAGGTTACACCTGCTATCTCTTCCGAACTTGATTCTCAACAAAAAACACCCATACAGATTAAATTTGAGTGTAATATTGAAAATCCAAATGATTGTGATTTTCAATACATCGATCCTGCTGGTAAATTCGGTACGTGTAAGCATAACAGTTTATATGGGTGTGAGCATCGCATGACTCAGAAAGCCGCCTTAATTAATGAGTTTAGGAGGTTTGAAAAATAAATTGTTTTTAACTATATTTAATATTTTAAAAAATAAGGAGTGTTATTGTGGATATTTATAAAATAAGTGCTATCTCATTAGTTGTATTTCTTGTTATTTTTTCTATTCTTCTTTTTAGATATTTAGACTATAAAACAGATACATGGGGTCCATTGAAAAAATTAAAAACTTTTCTGGGAAATATTATTAAAAAAATTGATATTTTCGATATTTTCGGGTTGAGGATGATTGATAAATTAAGTGATGAAATTTGTGAAATTATCGAGGATTATGAAGAAGGTAAAAAACAAATTATTGATGTTTATGATAGGGTTGTTGATAACCAACTCAAAGGGCTCGATTTAAAAGATAGTGAACTTGCGAATCGTAGGAAACTAATTAATCATCTCGAAGAAACCCGCATTAAACAAAAAAATTTAATCGCTCAATTAAAAAGAGAATTAGACGAAGAATCTCAAAAAAATATACTTATTGAGATCGAGAAGAATCAAGGGTTGTCTGTTATTGAATCTTTTGGTAGAGATTTAAGAACTCATGAAATTATTATTAAGAATCTCAAAGAAAAAGTTAAAACCCTTGAAAAAAGAGTTGTTCAGGATAGCACAAGAATAAAAGACCTTCAAAGCAATGTTAAAAATAAAAAATTGTCAATTGAAAATCTTGAGAAAGATATTGATACTTTTATAAATCAAAGAGAACAATGTCGAATTTCAGCTTTAAAAGAAATTGAAAGATTTCACTATTTATCTATCAATATAATTAGTGAAATAAAATCTCTTATTAAAATTCATGAAAAACAAAACGAATTAATTTTAGGAGAATAAAAAAAATGAAATTAAACCCGGAGCTAAAAGAAAAACTTCGTAGAGCTATAAGGGCCCGTTTATTAACTTCTATAGAGTGGGCGAAAGAAATACACGATCCCGATAGTATTAATATTATTCCATTAGCTAAAAAAATTACAGAGACTAAGCGGAAACTTAATGATGTTATGAGGGAACTGTAAAATGAAAAAATCATATTTAAGACTTAGCGAAGCTATAAAAAATAAAGGCTCATTATTAACAAAAGATGAAGCCTTTGATTTTTATACTGACAATATAATGAAACGTCAGGCTCAGTGCGTTTTAACTATAAACGGATTTAGACCACTTGATTATAAAATGTACCAACTAAAACAAAAAGCTGCTATGTGGTATCGATATGCGTTAGGCTCCTTACTTTTAACAGGAAGTCTTAATTTTTTAAGAGAATAGATAGAGAGGGGAAGAGTTATAATGCCTAAATCTGAAACTAAAAAACCTGAAAAAATAACTCCTGAAAATATGGTATCAGCCCATAACGAATTAATATCCAACCAGAATAAAAACCAACAACCAGAAGATAATAATCTAAAATACTCACAAAAACAAATTGATGCTTTCCTCTCAGAAGGTGAATGTGGAGATGCAGAACTATATATAGACCTCTTCCGCAATAAATTTTGTTATGACCACATATCAAAGGATTGGTATTACTGGAATACTAATTTCTGGCGTATGGATATTATAGGTGAAAAATTTGCTGCAATCCGTGAATTAAGAAAAATATACTCAACAGCAAGATTTCAAGCTTCATTCGCAGAGGCTTCAGCTTTAAAGGGTAAAAAACAAAAAGATCAGGATGAAGCGTTAAAACAAAAGACAAGAATTAAATTATTGTCAGATCGAATAAATAAACTCGGGGAATCCCCATATTTTAAACGGGTAATTGAGACAGCTTCAAATGGGGTAGGCTCTCTCGGTATACCTGGTGATAATTGGGATCTAAAAAATAAAATCCTTATAGTTAAAAATGGTTGTATTGATTTAACAACCGGGAAAGCGACAGATGGAAATCCTACCGATTATATGAGAACACATTGCCCTGTTACATTAAATAAAACAGCTAATTTAAAAAATATTAAAATATGGACTGATTTTCTTCTCTCATCTCAAGATGGTGATGAAGAGGTTGTGATATTTATTCAAAAATTAATAGGTTATTCGATTTTAGGAACTTGTGAGCGTCATATATTCCCAATCTTTTACGGTATTCACGGTAGGAATGGAAAATCAACTATTTTTGAAATTCTTAAGGAAGCATTAGGAACACAGATGTATAAGCTCCCAAACGACTTTCTTATTAAAAAGAAAACTCAGAAAGCAGATGGTTCAGCGGACTCTGTTTCAACCGGATTACAGGGTAAGAAAATTGTTTGGTGCTCAGAGATTGATAAGGGTGATCAAATCGATTTGCCAAAGGTTAAGGGTTTTACTGGTGGTGATACAATATCAGCCAGGGGTAATTGGGCGAAACATAATATACATTTCGTACCGACTTTTATAATGTATATGATTACAAATAGACTTGCCCATGTTGATTCTTCTGATGAGGCTTTTTGGCAACGATGTATGGTTATTCCATTTAACTTATCATTTGTTTCAAACCCTAAAAAAAACCATGAAAGAAAAATTGATATCCATATGAAAGATAAACTACAAAAAATACTTCCGGATATTATTAGGTGGTGTGTACAGGGTAGTTTATTGTATCAGGCTGAAGGTTTATATCCATTACCTGAAGCGGTTGTTGTGGCCACTAAGCAATATAGGGAGGGGCAAGATAGAATAAGGGAATTTATTAAAAGCCACTACGATACTTGTGCGGAGAATACAGGGTTTGCCCTAAGGCCTGAGATGTATGTTTTATATACTAAATGGGCGAAAGAGTCTGGTTATAATAAAAAAGGTAAAGGGGCTTTTTTTGAAGATATAACCAGGAGATTTGGAGAGCCTGTTAAAGAATCTATTGGCTACGGATTTCGAAGTTTATATAAAAAATCACTGGATGATATTCAATAGTTTTTTTAATAAGGGAATTTTAAGATGAAAATATTAGTTGCATGTGAAGAGTCGCAAGAAGTTTGTAAGGCTTTTCGGTCTAAAGGACATGAGGCTTATTCATGTGATGTCGAACCTTGTAGTGGTGGAAAACCTAAATGGCATTTACAACAAGATATTATACCGTTGATAAAAAGTAAGTTTTATTGGGATATGATGATAGCCTTCCCGCCTTGTACATATTTAACTGTGACAGCGAATAGATCTTTTTTATCAAATCCCGAAAGATGGCAACAAAGACTTGATGCAGTCAAATTTGTATGGGAATTAATGAGGGCTAATATTGAAAAAATTTGTATAGAAAATCCAAAAGGTGTTTTATCTTCTCATATAAGAAAACCAGACCAATATATTCAACCATACGAACACGGGCATGTGGATTCAAAAGCGACAGGTTTGTGGTTAAAAAATTTACCTCTTATAAAACCTACAAATATAGTTAAACCTGAATGGATAATTTGTAAAAAATCTGGTAAAAGATATTCAAAAACACATTATAAAAACCCATCAACAAATAATAGAAAAAATCAAATTTTAAGGTCAAAAACTTATCCGGGAATAGCAAAAGTAATGGCTGAACAGTGGGGTTAAAAAAAATGTCGATAATGGAACAAAAAATGCAAGACCAAATCGAAGGTGGTATTCATGAAATGGAATATTTTTCTGCGATTATGGATAAATTATCTAAATTTTGTGAAAAAGAGAGCATAGATATCAACGATATTTCTAAAGCTTTAAAGCTTTTTCTCAAGAATTCTCAAGAAAATAGCCAAAAAGAATATAATATACCTATAACTAACGATATGTTTATAGATTAATAAACCAATAAAAACAATAGGTTGACACTTTTGAAATTTAAAATATCCAATAAATTCAACAACTTAATTTTTTTTGACATAACTTTTAAAAAAGTGTCACTGGTTTTGACCAGACCTATAACCACTAATACCAATACTATATATTATTATTATTACAAAATGACATAATAATATAGTATATATAATATATACACAGTATATAATAAGCCTCTATAGAGAGATAAGAGGAAACTAAATATAAGAGTTGAAAAATAAAGTGTCATTCTGTCAGGATCTTTTATAACTAATTAAAAGTATTAAATATAATTAAATGCAGAATTGAAATTTGAAAATGACAGTTTTGTCAGAGCGTTGATATCAGGGGTTCTTGAAATGACAGTTTTAAAATGGGAAATTAAAAATGTTAGAATTATTAAAGCAAGACGGATTTATTTTTGAAAAAGTTTCTTCCGGTAAGGGTGGAGTCTACAAGGGCCCATGCCCTATGTGTGGTGGTGATGATAGATTTACAGTCACACCAAACGACTCTTACGGTGGTTCATATATCTGTAATCAATGCGACTTCGCAGGGGATAAGATAAAATACTTAAGAGATTTCAGAGGAATGAGCTACTTCGAGGCTTGTGCTGAGTTAAATATCAAACCAAAATTAACATACCAAACCTCAAGAGACTTATTAGATAAACAAAATAAACCCCACGAACCAAAAGAAATTCCTAATCCCCCACCAACTTGGCAGAAAAAATCAACGGACTTAACATTCGCTTTTTACAAAAATCTATTATCAGCACCAGGTAAACAATACCGTGATTTTCTCACAAAAGAAAAATCCCTCACAATCCAAACAATTCAAAAAGCAAGATTAGGATTCAATCCTTCAGGTATGAAATTTATTAAACAAATATTTGGATTGCCAGAAATTCCAGATGATAAAAACACGGTATGGATAGCACTAGGAATCGTAATTCCGTATTTCCTTAATGAGCAATTAATTAGAAATCGGGTGAGACAGGAAAATCCATCACCGGGATTTGGCAGATATTTAATGCAAACAGGTTCTTCTTCAACGTTTTTCATTTATCCAAATTGGGAACCGTTGGGATTAAAACCTGTAGTGATAGTTGAAGCTGAACTTGATGGTTGGCTTTTATGGCAAGAATGTTCTGATTTAATTAATGTAATTGCTTCAGGGTCATCAAATAATTATCCGTGTATTATTTCAGATGGGAGAATAAAAGATTGTTCTCAGGTTTATGTGTGGGGTGATAATGACGAAGCGGGCTCGAAAATGAATTCGTGGTACGAAAAACAGTATTCAGCCATACCTATACATACCTCAATAGGAGAAGATGTGTCACACGCGAGCTCACGAGGTTTAAATATCAGAGAATTTATTATTCAACAATTAAATCCTGACGACACTCCTTTTGAGAATTCTCAAGAAAATACTACACAAATTGATGATATAATTATTCCTGAGAAAATTCGTGAGAATAAAATAAAACCCCACGAACCAACACAGAAACCTGTCGTGGAAATTATTAATAATTGTCTTGAGAAAATAAAAGAGCCAATCGAGAAAGTTTCTCTTGATGAGTTGCCCTTAAAAATTCCTGAGAATTCTATTAAAAATCCTATTGAGAAAATTCGTGAGAAAAAAATGCAAGATCGAGATTGTTATAACACAGGATTTTGTGGAAGACTTCAAGATGGAAATTGTTTATTATCTAAAACGTCAATTCATGATATGGAAATTTGTGCCAATTCTCCCCCAAGATGGAAACGATGGGTTGATTCGACAAGGACTATTGAGCAAATAATAATAGAGCCGAGATTAAATAATAAAAAATATTAATAAAAATAATAAAAGGCGTTGACATTAATTAATAAGTGTATATACTATAGGTAAGTAAGTTTTTTTTATTATAGTTTTAATTATAGATCAAGTTATTAAACAATAAATAAACCGGGAGGATATCATGATTGTACTTTATTAAAGTTAGGTCGTTACCACTAACTGAACGTTCTATTTTTTTCAAGGCTTTAGTGGTAACAGCAAGATTTTAATTTTAAAGGATTTATTTTAAATATGGAAAAGAAACAAAAAAAATCAGGTCGTCCCAAAACAGGAAGAAAAAGAAAACATCTCCTCAATGGTGCGAGATTTACTCAACCAGAAAAGGATAAAATCATATTAAATTCAAAAAATTCTGGTTTAACACAATCTGACTTTATCCTTATTGCTACTGATTTTTATGCAGAATGTGAGAGGGTGAGAATATTAAAAATTAATAAAGGAAAAATAAAATTATGATTTTAGGTAATGAAGAAATTAAAAAAATGTGTTTAGAAAATAATATGATTGAGCCGTTTTACCCTAAACACATCCAATCAAATTCTATTGATATTCATTTAGGTAGTGGTTTCTTAATCCAACAAAGAATTAATAAACCAATAAATTTTGATCAAAAAATTGAATACACAGAAATACCAGAAGATGAATACATATTATATTCTGGTTGCTTTTGTCTCAGCACTACATTTGAAAAAGTTAATATACCTCTTGGTGTGTGTTGTAGTGTTACTGGTAGGTCTTCTATTGGAAGAATGGGTCTTTCTGTGCATATTACTGCTGGTCATATTGATTCTGGATTTTCAGGTAATATAACACTTGAGATGTATAACCATTCTCCTAATGCAATTAAATTAAAAGCTGGTGTTAAAATAGGTCAACTTCTTTTTTATAAATCAGTTGGAAATACAATTAATTACAAAGGTAAATATCAAGGACAAATAGGAACAGTTGGTTCTAAAAGTTTTCTTGATTATTAATTAATATTTTTTTTAAAAGTACTATAAACTAATAAACACGGAGAAAAAACCATGAAAAACTTAAAAAACGCAATATCAACAACAATCTTAATCATCGCATTAACCCTTTCACTTTCCATCACATTATTTTCTTGTGGTAGTAATTCCGGGAATTCAAATAATCCAAATGAATACAAAATAGGATCAGAAAGACACCTTGAGGTTATTTTTTATTCTCTTTACGATAATTTCAATTACCGAAAATTAGAAGATACAGATAACTTCCTCATTATGCCAGATGATAATTTAACGGGTGATGACTCAGACTTCGTAGCTACTTTAAAATATAAATTAATAGAAGCTGGTTTTCTTGAAGAAGCTGTTAATCTCATTTATGTTAATATCGGTATTAAACAAAATGCTGTGATGGTGGTAACAACGTCAGGTTTTCTTTATCATTGTTATTTTTTAGGTATTTCTAAGATTGTATTTTAAGAACGTTAATGTAATAGTTGTTGATAGGGAATAAAAAAAATGGGAATTAATAAAAACCAATTAGAGCAATTAATAATAAACACATTAATGGAAATCAAACTATGTTCTCCTTCAGCAGTTAATTTATTATTAGGGACTGCAGCACAGGAGTCTCATATGGGGAAATATATCAAACAACTTCAAGGTCCAGCAGTTGGCATTTTCCAAATGGAACCAGCTACCCACGATGACATATGGGATAATTATCTAAAATATATCAGCAGAAGCACAATAAATAATATTTACAATTCAGCTAAAACGGATTTTTCAGATAGCGATATGCTTGAATATAATTTAAAATATGCAATTATCATGTGCCGCCTTCACTATCGCAGAGTAAAAGAACGACTACCAAAGTATGATGATTTAAATGCTTTAGCTCAATACTGGAAAAAATATTATAATACTTGGATGGGTAAAGGAACCACTGAGCAATTTATAAATAATTTTGAAAGGTTTGTATTATAAATAATTATAGTATATAATCACAACCAGTAAAAATATAAAAACTAAAAAAGCGAGGGCTTATTATGTTTTTAAAAAAATTACAAGAAATAGAAAAAAGAAGTCCACTAAGGCAAAACCCCTTTTTAATATCTTCAGGGGTTGTAACAGAATCAACAGAAAGATGGCTAAGAAGATTTAAATGGATTAGGATTAAATTTCCATACTTTCTTCATGGTGAAATATTATGACTAATCCTAAAAAACCCAACAAAATAACCATAAAAGTTTATGAAATATTCGAATATACAACGACCATTGATCTATCTAAAATTAAAGTAAATCCGAATGAAAAAAGCTCTAAAGAATGTTCTAAGGAATTAGAGTTTAAAAAATCTGAAACAGCAGAGATCAAAGGTCAGGCATTATTAAACATCGGAAGGGGAGAATACACTAATAAAGCTCTTATTCAAACTCATATTTTCAAAGATAATGAAAAACCATTACAGATAATTATAAATGAGAAAACTTGAATTCATATTAGAAATAATCTCAATAATAATATTTATAATATTTGAATTTTATAAATTGCAAAAAAAATATAATAAAGATAAATTAGCAAGAGCAGGATTAGCCAGAAATAATATTAAATTTTAATAATAAATAATAACAAACAAATAATAAATAATAGTTTTCCATATATGTCAGCAATGGGTTGACATTTTATTAACACGTAGAAAAATAAGGAGAAAAAAGTGGCAAGAAAAATTTTACTATGTTTTATAATGACATTGGCAATGGTATTGATCATTACCCCTTCGAGTTATGCAAGGGATGGTACATTTCCTCTTGGCGTTCGAGTGATCGGGGATGGGGTTATGCTGGAAGGTGAACAAATTTGGGTTGGAATTAGTACTGATGATTTCGGCGTGGATTATATCCGATACGGAATCTATAATCCTGGTTGGCAGCTTTCAAAACTGAAAATAATGAAAAATACTTATAATAATGCTAATGGTGGTGGATGCCACACAAAAATGAATTTACCGGAGCCTCGGCAGAGATCGCCTTCTAATGAAGACAAAGTGGTATAATTGGAAATAAAATAAAAAAACTAAGTATAAATATTAAACGCTACAGGCTACACTTTCTTTCCTGTAGCGTTTTTTAAAAAAGGGAAAGACGAACCATGAAAAACTTAAAAAGTAAAAACTTTAAAATCGGACCATTAGCAATATTTATTTTAGCAAGTGTTATCAGTTTATTATTAATGACTTTTGCTCTTAATAAAACTTATAAAAATTCAAAAACAGTTACCGAGATAAAAGGAGCAACACCAATTTTAGAAAGAGGGCAAATATGGGAATATAAATATCTTCGTTGTAATGGTAAAGATCCTTTTATAGATGAGGAAAAGGAAGGTTGCTATGTAAGATACTTAGTGTTGGACATTCAGGGAGATTATATCCAATTTATTAATACTAAATATATGGGTTCCAAGAAATATCCTATTTCAGATAAAGAATGGTTAGAAAAGTTTTATAACTCTTCAACTAAAGAATTATTTCTTTTTGGGTCTAAACTTATAGAAAATTAACAAATCATTGACCAAAACCCAAAATTAGAATAGTATAGAATTGTTATAGAACTTTTTTATCGGAATGTAATTCAATTTGGTTGAAGGCTTCGTTTGGGGCGAAGAGGTTGTAGGTTCAAATCCTACCATTCCGACCATTTCAATTCAACAGGGGGAATCATGGACAATCCAAACTCATTCTTAGAAATTATCAAATTAATAATTGCAAACGGTGATTCAATCGTTTTTGCAATCGGTACACTATTAAGTGCTATCGTTGGAGTATTAACACTTATCAATCAAATCATGCCAAGCGTTATAACCAACTCAAAATTAGCGAAAATTGAAGCCATAACATCCAGATTTTCAATCGGATCTAAAAAAGCTGAAATTATTAAACCAGCAGAATCTAAAAAAGGTAACAGCTAATGACGAATTCCCAAACTGAACGAGAGCAGAGAGCCAAAGAAGAAGGGGTTAAAGAGGGAAAAATTATTCAAGCTGTTGCAGATTTGAAAGAAACTGTTAATTTAGGTTTTCAAAATGTTAAAGAAGAATTCAACAAAGGCAGTTTGCGCTTTAACAATCTACCATGTAAGGAGAATTCAAAAGCTATTGAAGCGATGAATTTCTTCATCGAAAAAGAGAATAAGAAAAAAGAAAAATGGAATAAGCGTAAAAAAATGTTAATAACTATGCTTATTAAAAAAATATTGCCAAGTATGGGTGTATCAGCATTATTAGCAGCATCAGCAGCAATAGCATATTTTCAGGGGTAAGAAAGCAAAAAAAATAACTTAACGCAAGACGAACCAGGGAGAAAAAAACATGAAAAAATTAACAACTATCAAGTCGGCTATCTTAATTTCAATAATATTAATATTTACATTAGTTTCCTGTGGGAGTGATGGCAGTAAAAAACAAAAAATAATAACTATCGATAGCATAGGGACAGTAATACAAAATTGCTATGGTTATTATTCTGATGGAACTATAGCTCCAATAGAAGATATTATTTTCGAAGATAGAAACGGAATACCTGTCTTCCTTAATCCTAACAGCATGTTCTTCTTCCAAAAAAATGATATTGTAATAATCGAAGATATAGAAGGATTATACATAAAAGTTAGGAAGGTCGATGAAGCTCAAGGATATTGGATTGTGAGGTTTTTCTTTGAATTGGATTAAGAAATATTGTAATGAAATAATTAAATAATATAAGACGAACCAGGGGGAATTAAAACAATGACTGATGAAAACAAAGAAGAAAATCACGAATTAACAAATGTAGATCTCGAAATCTACAAAAAAGAATTCATGAAATGGGTTGATATCTTCGGGTTAAAAGGATGGAAGTTATATTTTTACCTCAGAGAGTCTGATATAGCCTTTGGAAGTTGTTCAGCCACTCTTATTGGCAGATGTGCGACGATCACCCTATCTAAATTTATGGATAAAGAAGACTATTCTATAAAAAAAGTCAAGGATATAGCGTTTCATGAATGTTGTGAATTGTTTATGGCACGAATTACCTGTTTAGCAGAATGTCGCCATACGACAAAAGATGAAATCCCCGAAGAAATACATAATATTATCAGGACTATGGAATATATCAAAGAAAATTATATTGAAGTTCTTAAAAAAATGGGTGGAAGTGAGAATAAATCCAAACCAATTAAAAAAGTTCCTCTTGATGAGCCAGTTGATGAGAATAGGACTATAAAAACTTGTGGTAACTGTGAAACAAATAAAAATGGTGATGCTAAGAATTGTAGAAATAGTGATCGTTATCAATTCTGCAAAAATTGGAAAATGATTGAAAAATCTTGTAAGAATTGTGGACGATTACCACATAAAGCTCATAGATTTTGTGAATTAATCCAATCTTCATGTACAAGTTCTTCAGATTGGATACCAATATCTCAAGTTTCTAAGGTATCTGAAAAAGCTAAAGAAAAATTTGAAGATCGCGATAGTTGTGAAGGTTGTACACATGATAATGATTGTAGAATCCCATGTACTGATTATCAGCATTATACAACAATAGCAGGTGAGGCGGGGATAGTGACAGAAGAGGCATATAATAATCTTGTCCCTCGTGACTGTAATAATTGTGGACATACCAAACGTGAGGATTTTTGCGGTATTGACTGTGCTAATTTCTCAGCATGGATACCACCAGTTATCAATATAGATAAGAAAATTCAAGAATCAACAAAATGCCCTGATTGTTTCAATCATAACCCTACTGGCTTTTGTCTGATAGATTGTAATAATTATAGTGGTTTTATTCAGAGAGAGTGTGAGAATTGTGAGAGAGGTTTTTTTGAACCTTCTCAGTGTGATGGTTGTTTAGACCTTTCTGATTGGGAGCCTGAGATTGACTAAAAGTAATGCAGGCAGAAAGACCATTATGACACCCGCAGCTATCCAGAAATTGGAAGAAGCTTTTAAAATGGATTGTACAGATGGAGAAGCCTGTTTAAACGCTGATATCAGTACCTCTACATTATATAATTACCAGAATGAGAATCCTAAATTTGTGGATAGAAAGAGGCTTCTCAAGAATACGCCTGTGTTTAGGGCAAGAAAGACTGTTGTCAGAGGTCTTGAGCAAAATGAATCACTTGCCTTAAAATACCTCGAACGCAAAGTCAAAAAAGAATTCTCACCAAAATCAGAAATAGCCGTAACAGGTTTAAATTTAAATGAATTATTTATGGGTATGGAGCCTGAATTGGTTGAGACTGTTAAGAATATGTTAAAAGCAAAAATGGAAGGGGGGACTGGTAATGAGTAACGCAAGTTTAAAAGAAATACAAAAAGCCAAAAAGAAAGTCTCAAATATTAAGAAATTATTGTTTGTCGTGTTACTTCTGCTGTGGCTAAGGGATTCAAAGATAAGATTATATTTAAAAAATAAGGACTAAAATAAATGAAAAAAATTAGCTTAATATTATTTATTGTTATTTTAATGTCTGTATTTAGTAGCCCTGTATATGCAATTTTACATTTTGATGTGAGTTGTAAGGACAATGTACATCCCGCTAATAAAAAAACTATTAAGTATTGGGGTAAGATTGGTGATATTTGTAAGGTATATGGTCATATGTGGAATGATACGAGTAATAAATATTATTTCTCTACATACACTGTAAATGTTAATTATTGGGATACTTATTTTCCACCAACGACAAGGCATTGTCCTATTTGTGATAAAAAACAGGTAGAGAGAGTTGGTGAAACTGTTTGGGTTGACATAAAGGAAGACGAATGAAAATAACAGAAGAAGAATACAACAGTTTAGTCAAATTAACAGACTTTTTGGTTGACATGTTGCCACCTGACGGGGGGTTTCAGCCACCATCGGTTGATGTTTTAATGAAATTAATTAGTGCTTGGGAAGATGAGAATATTTCTGAGCCTGAGAAAGTTATTCTTGATGAGCCTATTATAATTAAAAGAAGAATATTTAAAATTGGTGATAAATCTAAGGCTATTTGCCATAAATGTGTAAAAACAGTAATAACCACTATAAAAGAATCAACGGATAAGGATTGGGCTATCGCTGGTTATTGTGATGAATGTAATACTTTAGTGTCCATTCCACATCAACCTATTAAAAATAAAGACATTATACCTCATAATTTTGAGCCATGCGATCATCCAGGTTGTGCAGCTCACGTAACTCATCCGTGTGAAAAATGTGGTTATCAAAGTGGGGAAAATGATTAATATGGAAGATTTTTGTTATGTAGGTGAATGTTGTATTTGTAGCGATGCTTGTGATGTAGATAGATCAGGTGTTTGTGATGAATGTGGCCGAGTTTTCTGTTGGGGAGATTGTGGGACTTGGCATGATAATAAGCATATGTGCCACGAATGTATTGAGGAAAAGGAGAAAGACGAATCATGAAAATAATTTATAAGAAAACAATTCTTGAGAAGATTGATGAGGAAATTGAGAAAGCTGTAGCAAGAAAAAAGGTAATTGATAAAATTATTCTAAACAAAGATGAGGTTGATCAGATATATGAAGCACTTGATATAAAGAAAGGTAATTGTATCGATGGGTATAAAGGGATTAGGCTT